TAGAGCTGAGATAGCGAATACTATCCACAGTATTAGACGCGATTGTGTATATCAGGGCGTCATTATCCCCGGTGCCTACTGTGAAATTATTATAGTCGGCATTTTTGCTAAACCAGATTGTTTGCGGATTAGCTGCAGTGCTTGCATATACTAGCCGCTGTTCAAAAAACGTGACAACGCTGGGAAAATTCCCGCTGGTATTAAGCGCCGGGCTTGGAGATCCACCAATGGAAGGCGTGGCAAACGACCAATTGTTATGATCTGAGCGCGTTAGGGTGCGGATCGCGTATTCTGGATGCACGAAATACATTGTATCGGCTGACTGCACAAAGCGCACATCTGGCAATTTTGCCTCTGGATATGGCGTTGCCAGCTCGAATATTTCCGTAGCTGTGCCACCGCTTGTATATGTTGTGAAGCTAGTTGTGTTTATTGCTGCACCAAATAAATCTGTGAGCGTAAACGTATTTGTAGAGCTATTTGCAACACGGTAGTTTCTGCCGTTCAGCTCGATCATACCGCCAACTGAGGCTATGAATATTTCATCGCCATTGCTAAAGCCGTGAGAGTTGCTTGTGAGTACGCCAGGGCTTGCCTTGGTTGCCGCTGTGATTGTCTTAGCTGTAGCATTTAAAACCTGTGCGCCATTGCGATAGACGCGCATAATCTCATTGCCAAATTCCAGAATATACGTGTCGGTTGATTTAAATTGAAATGGTATAAGCCTGGATTTTACTGAGCTGGTTTTAACTTCGCCTAGATATTCTGTGCCTGGACGCCGCTTTGTGCCGCCCGTTGGCATAACAATCATATTCGTAAGATCTGCCAGACCTTCCTTGTATTTCTCAATGCCCGTCCTGCCCTCGAGCAAGGGGGATATTTCCCCGGCACTAAAGGCTGAGAATGATGGAGCGGATCTAGCCATTACATACGCGCCTCGATGAAGTCACTGGCCTCAATGCGTTGCGGAGCGCCTTCGGTTGCGTTGACGTTTCTTGCCTGGCTAAGCTTTGCTATATAATCAGCTCGCATTTGATTGCGCACAGAGCCCGAGCCCGTAACTGTGTAGGCTATTTCTGCAGCTAAGCGCTGAGATAGGGTATCAATCAGGCTTGCATCATATTCATTAGGATCCTCGATCCTGGCGATATACTTGATTTTGGCCGTGCCTTCGTCGGTCACAATGTTTCTGCCCTCGACAACAAACACCGGGCCACCAGACAGGCTGTGCATATTGTCCTGGGGATAGCTCATAGAGCCGTTAGAGAACTCCAAGACCCTTAGACAATACGGATCCGTTGGCAGGGGATAGTAAAAAGCATATCCAAAATCAGGCTTTGTTGCGGATTGCGCCAGAGTTGTGCGTCTGACCAGGCAATTCCAGCTATGTTGACGAAACAAATCATCACGTATGCTTGGGTATTTTTGATTAATAACACGCGCAGCTTTTGAGTTTTCATCGAACGCCGCGATATTTGACGCCCCTAGCAGGTTTAGGGCTGAATTAGCTATATCAACTGTGCTTGTCATGGCCTACCTCAAAAAGAGTAAGCAGGGCGGCGAACCGCCCCGCCGTTGTTTAGTCTGTCGCGAACTTAATCGTACATTCAATTGTACCCGTTCCTGCAGCGCCAGCGATTGTAACAGTGACCATTGCGCCGTCACCATCAGCATCCAGCACCGTGCCGCTACCAAGCGCCAGGGTTGCAAGAATATCGACTTTCTGAGCAGAGGTAGACGCCGCTGCAGCTTTATAGGCTGCCGCCGCTGCACTTACCGCAGTACCATCAGCGTTTTTATAAGCTGCATGACCGACACTAAGCGTTGTGGAGCTGCCTAGAGCATCATGGGCAAGTGAGCCCTCAATGAGCCGCGCACCGTCAGGCAAGCGAAACATTTCGATTACATCACCAGCCGCCAAGCTTGACGCTTCAAAAACCGAGTGAGCCACACGAATGCGAGCCCCCAGGTTATTTGAAGGGTTTTTAACAACTGGCGTTGCGCGTGAGTTTGTCCGTTGGACACTATATCTTGTTGCCATTGGTCATTCCCCCTATTCTGCGCACGGCACTTCAACAACCATGCTCTCTTGCATGCGTGTCGCGCCGATACTTTGTTGATAAAAAACCTGGGTGGCATAGCCCTTGTCAGGCCGCACATCGACTTTTGCTGTTGGGTTCATACCAACCGCAAGCTTTAAGCCGTCTTGTGCGAAAGCGATAACCCGGCGATGTGACGAACCATTCACCTCCAAGCGATTGCTTGTGATGAAGGTAAATCCACAAAACTCCGTGACGCTGCCTTGGACAAGAGCACGTACTGTATTGAAGTCTGCCGAAGTGACGGTAGTGCTATTAAGCAGATCCGACATTTGCTTTGGCGCAACAACAATAAAGCGCTTGATACTCGGGTCAACAGATCCTTCATCGAGGATTTGCTTTGCCGAAATCAGCTTTGCCAGGGTAAGCCCCGCGCTGCCATGTGGCACGACATTCCCTGATGGGAAAGTTACGCTTGTACCGCCATCTTTGCCAGTATTTGCCGCTGCAAAAGCCGAAGCGATGATCGTATCATCCATTCTACGTCCCATTGCTGCAGCACCCGCACGAACATAAGTTGATTGCGGATCTGTCAACATACGGATCTTATCTTCATCATCAATAAGATCTGCGTACACATAATCCCGAAGGGCAACTTGACGCCTCGAATGGGGTGTATCTTGGATTGGCGTATCCTGGTGACGCGTTGTTTTCTCGATAGCCGAAACTGCTCCGACTTGATCAAAGACATTATCTTCGCCTGGGCTCGCTAGAACCAGACCGCCTTTCGGCTGCTATGAGTTTCCCCATAGATGAGACTATATCACCACCCTAATTTTTAGGGTGCTATGCGCTTCGGGCCGCTTGGCCCTACTCCCTTGCGGGATAGTCGTTGAACCTTCCTCATTAGAGGCTTGGCTGCTGATTTCCCTCGGCTTTACGTTAGGGGTTCCCAGACAATTCACATAGTTTGCAATGCCTATTACTAGACAAGGGCGCTCAACTTAACGCTTTTTCGCCTGTGACGCTTTCCTCATCCACGCAAGCGCGGAGTAAAGATCCTTGCTGTTGAGACAGCATTTGGATATTTGCGGAA